GCAGCTTGGAATACTCTCACCTTGTGCAAACCAAATTTAGTAGGTTCATCCTTTAGACTGGCTCCAAAAATCATATTCATGAACTCACCGGCATCAGCTGATGCTAGTGCAGACTCGATTTCAGCCAAGATCTCAGGAGTGAAATCCCTTGGGCAATCATGTTCATCTGTTGGTGGTAAGTCAACCATGTGCCTTGACTTAGGTCCCCCAATAGGGTAACCAATTGAGGTTTTTGTGACCATCGCGTCTACAAACCTCTTCCCCGTAATACCAGAAATGGTTTCTTGGTGTGTTAGGGGCCTAATCTCGGCTTTATGCATCTCTTGGAGACTTTCTAAAGCTTCAATAATTCCACCAGCATAGTCGTCCATAGCAACCTCTACCTTCACAGGATCAAAACCAATCGAGGGCTTCGAACACACTTCCAGTGAGTTATACCATGGTAACCATGTTTGATTATCGACATGTCCATCCTTTCTCACAATAGGAGATTTGAATTTAGGTGGACCATGTCTGTTGGGTACTCCCGTTACATCTTCCACAATCTTAGAGATTGGAGTTTCAATAACATTAGAGTTAAATGTCGATTTCCCTGTCACCGTTCCATATACAACTAGTGCTGGATCTCCAGAGATGAAATTAGTGGGACATTTCCTATCGACAGTAGGACTCTTAGCATAATCTATACCCATCATAGAATCAGGAAGTTCCTTCATCTGAGGGGCAGACATGTGCAGCGCACTCATGGAGATGAGTTTGTTCTTAGCAACTATCAACTGTGGTACAGTAATAGCGCAAGCGCAACCCTTACGAGTGTTTGTGACTCCTCCTACATGGAAACCAATAATCTTACGTTCCCTGGAATCAGAAATGATGGATGACATACACATCCCTTCAAATGTCTCCGTATTCTTCAGTTCATAAAACGAACCAGGAAAGACTTCTGCACCATTGTGCACATCATTAGAATGCTTCCAATAAAGTCTATCGGAGAATTGTTTAAGATTTTCATCAACGCCATGCAATGTGGCTGGCATGGGACTACGGATGTAATCCCTTTCGAAATGTTTAAGCATATCCTTAGCTGGTGCAGCAGCGGGACAATAGACCAAAGCTAAATCTGTGTTTGGAATCTTCACAGCCCTTTCGGGATTGAGCACCATGCGGGTTGTCCCGACACGCCCAGTAAACTTGGCCTCCATTGGCTCATGTGGTAGCATATGCGCAGGAATAAGAAACTCCTTAGTAGCAAGACAAAAAGCTCCTGAAAAACTATTTCCGATCTCTACAACAAATTGCGCAGATCGAAGTCCTCCATCAATATGGTCTTTACTTCCAAAGCTACCATTACTATCCATCTGAACAGGTTCTGGCTGTCGCCAAATGTCAGCTTCCATATCACGTTCCCTAACGTCGTCAACGGATTTTGGTGCCAACTTACCCTGCATCCTTAAATTTGCTTTAACTGCCTTGTAGGTCTGGGCAGCAGCATACATAAAACCAATAGCTCCGAATAACATACAAGCGGTCTTGACATGTTGATCACGGAGAGTTTTAAAACATTCGGGCAAGGTCTCACGAGATTTGACAAGAGCATCCATATAGGCTGTCTTTTTGGTCTCTATGATACCTGCCATAGAAAATGCATGGTACAGACCAACACAAAGCATTACTGTCACTGCAAATCGCAATCCGAAGACCTTGAATGAAGCTGTTGTAATAACTAAGGTTGTGGCAGACATTCGGTATAAATAATCTTGCACACTCTGTCCAATAACATCTTGTCCATACGCCAATATAGTTGATTTGACGTAATCATTGTCCATCCACTGCTCAGGGATATAACTAGTCCACAACGCGTATGGTGATTCCTCGAATTTCTTCAAAGAAGCCAATAATACATTAATGGATAAGTCCTCCACCTTGGTTTCCACAATAGCCTGCTTCTTACGAATAACATGCTTATAGGACTCTCCCTGACGGACAATGTGTCCTGCTAAACGCTCTCCAAACTGAGGTTCGTATTCCTCAGCATCTTCAAAATCTGAATCACTATCACTATCATCAGAGAGTTCTGTTACAGAAGCAACTTCTTCCTCTTCAATGTGAACGCAAGTACACGTTTCAACACAACGCATACATTCACCGCACAATTGTACGATGTCAGAAGGTTCCTGGAACGAGTCCACAATGTTAGACTGTTCCCTCTCATGCTTTTGCGCTTTAGCAGAGATATAATTAACATACTCAGTAATTGAGATGTTTTCCTTGATAATTTCATAATGACTAAAATAAGCATTATCTTTACCAGTACCAATTGGCTTTTTGATAGTGATGTTCCAAATATCATTAAGCTGGCCAACTTTGCCAAACTTCGCAATCACTTTGCCTGAATCTAAGAGATTGTTAGTCTCAAATTCCTTTTTCACCTTAACCTCAACGTGCACATGGCAACGTCTGAGAACAGACATAGCATTGTAACTAGTCAATCCTGCATGAAGTTCTTCAACATTGGTAGTAATGGTCATACAAGAAGGCTCGATCGAAATCTTACCTTTATTAGCCAAGTCAGCCATGACGGCATATTCTCGGACATTGTTGACAATTTTGATAATAGTGTCAGAAGGGGCAACTTCCCAAAATTCCTTCTTAGTGTTGCCAAGATCATCTAACTTAACTCCCTGAATATACGACCGATAATTGGACATGTGTTTGTCTTTGTCGTTCAAAGTGCATATAAAATCACTAGTACAGGGCTTATTCATAGCCTTAAGAGTAGTCACCATTGTGATATCAGCAAGTGTGGACTTGCCTACTCCAGATGCTCCATAGATCTTAATAGCCATAGGAGACTTTCGGAGTCCACCGCACACTCGGGTTGCAGTAAACTCAGTATAGATCCTCGAGAGAGATTCCCATTTGTTTTGGATAATCCTCTTTTCAGTTCCATTTGGTGTTGTTTTATACAGTTGACCGAACTCTTCGACGAGGTCTTTAAGTTCTTTATCAAAAGTAGCTTCTGTAATATCTGTGAAGCGTTCAAGGTTACCATTCCTTGCATGCTCCCATTGTGCTA